CCGAGCACTTGCGGAAGCTGAAAAGAGTCTTCGTCGAGCGGCACAGTAAATCGCGCTTTCTGCCCATCGCCTCGCTGCGCTTTGTAAGTCGCGCCTTTCGCCAAGTCGATTGTCAGTAGGCCGTCAGCGTCAGAGATCGCCGCGAAAGCACTCGTCTCGTAGCTGTCTGGCGCTGCGCCGGAGAGCAACCAGAACGCGATCGAGACAGCAGCTTTCGCGTCGCCAACGTTGTCGCGCGTCACGATGTAGCCGACGCTTTGATTCGGCGCTTCTGGCGCTGGTATCACGATCACGGGCGTCTCTGGCTCAGCGATGTCGAGCTTTGAAAGTATTGCCCCAGCTTGATGCTCTGTGTATGCGCCGGGCAAGTCAGCCGACCACGGATCACCGGCGCTCGCTGCATCGCTGACTTTCTTTCCTATCGTTCCAGTCGTGACATGATCTGCAGCGAGTTCATCCCAAACTGCGTCAGCGACCTCTGCTGCTGTTGGCGCCGCTGCGCCGACTGCAATGCGTTGCATGTAGTTGCCACGCGCGAAGTTCGTGTGGTCATCTTTGTCGTATGCGACGAACTCTTGAGCGTTCGCAGGTTCAGCTGCGTCGACTACAAAAGCGCCAAATTCGCCTGTGTCAGTGATGCCTGACGACAGCTCTGCGCCCCATACGCCCGCGATCAGCCACTTGTAGCGCACGTTCGCGAGTATCACGCCGGGCAGTATCACGGGAAAGATCATTGACCGCCTCGATTGGCGATGCGCCAGAGCAGTTCGCCTGCTTGCTGTGAATGCACCTGCGTCGCCCAGATTGAAGTTCGCTCGCCGCTCGTGAGACTGAAGCCAGTCTTGTCGTTCACGTCGACCTTGCCACTTGTGATCGTGAGACTGCTTGGCAGTCGTGACAACAAAGTTATCGTGCCAGAAGTATCAGAGCCGTCGTATGTCGAGCGCGACGAGATGTCTGCGTCAAGATGATCAAGAGCTAGAGAACGCGGCGCTGTGAGTCTACCAAGCAGCGTGGTTGTGCCGCTCGTGTCTGTGCCGCTATACGTCGAGCGTGAAGAGATCGTCGCGTCGAGATTGTCGAGCGCAGTTGCACGAGTCGACGTGAGTCTGCCAAGCAATGTCGTCGTGCCGCTCGTGTCAGCTCCAGAGTAAGTTGAGCGCGACGAGATAGTCGCATCCAAGTTGTCGAGCGCAGTTGCACGCGGTGCAGTCAGTCGCGCGAGTAGCGCTGTCGTTCCTGACGTGTCACTACCGTCGTATGTCGAGCGCGTGTTGACTTGCGTGTTGCTCGCAGGGTCTGCTGGCAAGTTGTCGGTCTTCGACTTGATCGCGGCAATGCCAGTGTTGTCTGGCGCTGTATAAGTGAACGTTGCCATGCGCGTGTCCACTTCTGTGTTCGATGCAGGATCAGCTGGTAGGTTGTCCGTCTTTGACTTGATCGAAGTCTCTGTCGCATTGGCGTTGGTGTTCACTGTGAACCCGAACGCGCTGAGCGTTCTTGTAACAGACGCCCACACGGACGTGCCGACACTTGTGCGCTCGCCGGTCGTCAACGTCATCGCGTCGCCAGTAGCCGCAGGCGTTGCCGGTAGGTTGTCAGTCTTCGCTTTGATCGCTGCAGAATCGCTTTTAACAGCAGCGACATCTGCGCTCACACTCGCGCCTGCTGGTGCACCGAGTCGCGCATAGGCGTCGCCAGTGAGAAAGTCGACGACACGCTTGCCGATACTGCCTGACGTTGTCAAAGCTGATGTGAGCGCGTCCCAGATCGCTTGAATGCCGCCGCTGGAAAGAGAGAAGCCTGCTTTGTCAGTGAGCGCTCGTGTGCCGACAGCCCAAACATCAGCTGCGCTGTGCGAGCTACGAGATGACACTGTCGCGTCGAGCTGCGCGCCGAGATCGCGCGCAGTTTGTGACGTGCCGTTGACCTTCGTCACGTTCACAGCTTGATCTGTAGCGAGCGAATATCCTGTCTTGTCGTTGTTCGTGGTGAGATTGGTCGCAGTCGTAACAGCGAACAAAGTGGCGTTTATATCCTTGCCTGAACCTGCTTTCGCTGCAGTCATTCCATTGCCGTTTCCAGTGCCAGTGAAGACCGCACCGTCATTGCCTGAAACAGTCGTGGTGCCGCCAGCGTCGACTGTTAGTCCCGCTGACGCTCCATTGGTAGTTGCTGCGCCCGCGCCGCCGAGAATCTTTGCCCCACTGCCCGCTACGCCGCCACTCGTAGAAGACGCTGCGCCGCCTGTTAGTTTGAGCGCATTTCCAGCTGCGGTCGCACCAGATGCAGCGCCTCCGGTAATAGCGACGGCGTCACTTCCGGCAGCAGATACGATTGATAACCCAGCGAGACTCAGCGTGGCGTTGTTCCCTGTCGTCAAGCCGTTGTTGATGCGAACGACATTGACATCAGGAATCCCAGCCGATGATGCAGAGACTGCGCTGTCATTGTATTTCGCGACATTAACTTTCGGATAGCCATCCCCAGAGGCCTCTGTCGCTACAGCTGATCCTCTCCATGCGATCACGTTCGCGTCCTCAGCGTTGCCAGATGACAGGCTCGCACCTGCTACAGCAGAGACATTCGACTGGTTGATGCAAGTAAGTGTCACGAGATACGCCAAGCTGCCAACCGAATCAGCTGTTTTCGCAGCGATGCGCGTCGCGTTCGCGACAGGGACGGGAGGATTCAACGTCACTTGTCCCATGATCTGGCTGCCCGTCACGCCAGATGTGAAAAACAAAGGCAGCACCTCTTGATCGACGATCGTCTCTGAGCCTGCGCCGCCAGTCGCGATCTGCACCTCCATATAGGTCGGCTTGCTCGTGCTACTGATCTGCACGGTGACATTGGTGATGAAGATCGCTGCAGACGTGCTTGCGGTTAGCTGCACATAGCTCGCTGAAAAGGCATTGGCGCTCCCACTCGTGATTGACGTGCCTGCAGCAGGCGCTGTTGGAATCATGAAATGACCGACGCCGGCTGTCTGCGTCATCGCGCCGCTCTTCGACAGCGCTGCCAGTAGCAGAATCGTAATGAATAAACGTTTCATTGTGCTGTGTTGAGAACTCGCTGCAGCTCGTGATCGAGACGTTTCGCGAGAGTGTCGCCCATCGCCTTGCTCGCAGCAGGTCCCACGTTCGGTTGACTCGCCATGATGGGTGCTCCGATTGTGATGATCTTTCGAATCGGCAGTCGTTCAGTTGTCGTGCGCTGGTAAGGCCCCTTCAGCGCGTCAGCGACGAAGCCTCGCTTGACGTAGCCGCCGCCAGCTTTCTTGATCTGCACATACAGCGGTCGTCGACGCTTCGTTCTGAACATCGGTCGGTAGATGAACTTCTCTGCGCCAAGCATGCCTTGCTCGATTCTGATCTCGCCTTTCATCGTCGCGCGTGTCGCTCGATGCACTTTCGTCGGAATGTCCTTCTGTTTGATCACGTAGACCTTGCGAATCTCGCGACGCACAGCGGTTTGTCCTGATGAGAGCGCGCGATTGACAGCTGGCGTCACGACGCGCGGCACACCGTCTTTGATGTGCTTCACTGCGCTACGCAGATGTTCGAGCTGCTTTGTGTCGATCTCGATCATGAGTGTCCAGCTGCTTGCGATCGCGTTGACGTGAGCGCGATCTTGTAGCTGCCTTCTTCGTCTGTTACGTCGAGCACTTCCCAAGGGAGGTTGGCGGGCGAGTAAATCAGCTCGCCCACCAAGGGAGGTCGGGGCAAATACTTGTGCTCCATGAAACAAATCACTGTGCCAAGAAAGATGCCGTGAACCGCAACGACTGGCTGACGCTTCGCTGTTTCTTCGTCCCAGACGACTGGAGCGTTGAAGACAGTGAAGCCACCGAAGCCGTCGCTGATTCTGAACTCGCGCGTCGTCGCGAACTCGTTCGGATTGACGAACACAGTCGCGAGATCATCGGCGAAGTCATCGCGCAAGCTCATGCGGTCGCACGCGTCTTTCGATCAGATCACTCTTGCTCTTGGTTTTGCTCCTTCGCTTTCGCTTTGCGAGCTTTCTTGATCGCTTTCACGATGTCAGCTTTTTTGAAGTCGCTGTGAATCTCGATGTCTTCGTTGGCAGCGATCTCCTTCAGCTCGTCGACAGTGTTTTCGTCGAGTTCGTCCGTCGCGGCTTTGCCTTTCATGTTCGCGAAGAACGGGGCAGGTGCGGTGAGCGCTCCCGGCAGTGCGAGAATGACTCGCCAGCCGAGCACGTCAGCGGGCATCGGTAGCGGGCAGCTCGTGAGACGGTAGAAGAGATGACCATTCTCTTCGTCGCCGTAGACGAACGGGATGCGGCTCGTCTGATACGTCACGAAGCGCTTTGTCTTAACATCTTCGAGCTGCGTGAACGCGCCGTAAATGATCTTGTTGCCTGCGTTCGACGAAAGCAGCAGCACTGCGTTCGGCGGCAGCATCGGAAACAGCTCACCAGCGTCGTCTTCGAAATACTCGGCATAGGAGTAGCACTCGATGCCGGGCACTGTCGCGAAGCGCACGATCTGGTTGTTTTGGATGATTGGCTGAATGGTGCCCATCTCGATTCGACGGTTGTCGAGCAGCTTCTGCACGTCAGCGTTGCGGATGAACGCTGACTTGGCGTCTGTTCCGAAGAGCGCGATGTCAGGACTGATGCCGCTCTCTTTAATCGTGAGCAGTCGCGCTGCTTCGAGATCATCGAGCGGCAACGCGTCTGGATCGTCCCACTGCGGCGACGGCGTGAACTGATTACTGACTGCGCCCTCGCTCGATTCGAGGTAGTCGATAATCATCTGATAGCCGTGATCAGCCTCGACGGTGATCTTGCCGTGAACGAGCAGCTCGCGGCACATCCACTCTTCGCGTCGCGCGATCGCCTCGTCACAGTAGACAGCGTCTTCTGCGATCAGTTGCGCTGCTCGATCTGCGGGAGTGCCGCCACTGTAGACTGTCTCACCGAACATGCGCGGTTCGAGATCAGGGATTCGCAAGTTGCGCACAGGCGCGATTCGCGGTGCTCTGAAGAACCGAGTCTCGAAGCCGGAGCGCTCCATCACTTTGCCACCGATGAGAGGAGCTACGAAGGGCGCCATCTTGCGACGACCACGACGAAAGTCGAACTCAATCAGGTTTGTCTGCGGATATTCGCGACCAGCGAAAAACGTGTCACGAAGGAATGTCGGGACAACGGGACCTTGCTCGAATGGTGCGAGCAGTGTGCGTGTCTCGTAGTTAGGGTCTGAGATCATAT